GGTCTTGGGTACTAAATGAGATGATCTGGTCTTTTAGTATGCAGCTGGACGATGATGAAGAAAGTAAACACATATATGATCCCTACGAACCCGGTGAAGAAGTAAAGACGTCTTCTCTACCGTTTGATACGATCGAGTTTAGAACAAAGCTTGGTAAGTATAATAAGGAGAAGGCAGATGCATTCTACAAGAGAAAAGCAAATGGATTCAGGCTCTTTGGCAAGTACTATCAGGGTCTCTGGGACTGAGTACAACTACTCAGTCGACTTTCTAAAGATCGCGGCATTTACAGATGAGCTAAACAACGTACTATATAATAAGAACGACGAAGTAGTAAACTATCTTCAGTCTAGGATTAAAGAGATTAAAGACAGATATAAATGAGTTATGGGGGTGGGTGTTGGTACACGAGAGGAGCTTATACCTCTTTTAGCGGCAGATTACCGTTCTAGACTTGGTTCGAATCCGAGCATCCCTACCATTATAGCCCACGTGGTCCAATCGGCAGAGGCATCGGACTTAAAATTCGAGTGTTGTGGGTTCGAATCCCACCGTGGGCACCAGGAGATAAATATGAATAAGACATGGACTGTTAAAGTAGAAGAGAATGAATTAGGTGATCTAGTGCTACCACTTCCAGAGGATCTTATGGCTGAGATGGGGTGGGACGAAAATACTAATCTAGTGTGGAAAGAGCTTTATGATGGAAGAATTAGCCTTACATCTAAGGAGATCAGCGATGAGTGATAGACCACCAACCGTTCAGAACTTTGCTATAGTTCCGGAAGATATTATTATAGCCTGTGCCAATCAGATAGCCGATGAAGAGTTCAATAACTTTGATGAAGCTCTTGCAAAGGCTCAGGTGTTTCGCAGGGCCGGAATGAATCCGGTATATCTTTCAACTCCAAACTTAAAGAACTTACTAGTGACGTCCTATGAGAGGATGGAAAATAAATTTCACTAGGGGGTTGACAAATCCACTTCGAGTACATATATAGTATATGGGTTGCCGTTCGGGACCTATTAACATAACCTTGCCCTTAAAGGAGGTCAATATGAATAATTTTAAGTTCGATCACACTTTTGCTGATCTAGATAAGTTTAATAAGTTCTTCGTCGGCGCAGACAAGTTAGCCGACAGCGTGGCAAAGACAGTTAACTACCTATCTAACACTGCAGTCAACGGAACTTATCCCCCATTTAATCTAAAAAAGACAGACGACAACGTGTACGTCATTGAGATGGCAGTCGCTGGATTCGGTAAGAACGATCTCGAGATGACTCTTGAAAATAATAGACTAGTCATCAACGGTAAGACTACGATCGATACTGTTACAGAAGACGGTATTGACCAGACTTTCCTACACAAGGGAATCTCTGACCGTCCATTCACTCGCTCGTTCACACTCGCAGACAACGTCGTCGTTAACAATGCAGCCTTGATAAATGGTCTATTGAAGATCTGGCTTGAGCACATTATCCCAGAAGATAAGAAGCCTAAGAAGATCGACATCGCAGATGTTACTGAAAAGAATCGCGACCTAAAAACAAAGGCAGACTAATGACACAGATAATCGACAACATAGTCTCCTGGCTAGAGCGTCAGGAGAGAGTAAGGCGCACGATCAGAGAACTTAATCTTCTCACTGATAGAGAACTATCAGACGTCGGCATTTCACGCTGTGACATCACGAGAGTAGCCTATAAATCCGGCGAAAGAATGCAGTGATGTGGCCATACACGATAGACGAGCTTATAATCATCAATGATGGTTGCAAGAAATAAATACGCTCGGGGGATAGTCCCCCGAGTCTTTTATGGGAGAATTAGATGGCAGTAACAGCAGAACAGCTTAAAGAGTTCTTCAACAAGACAAAAGGTTCTGTAGTAGACTCTTTTGTCGATGCGTTGAATGGAGCTATGGATAAGTTTGATATTAATACACCTAGCCGAATCGCTATGTTTCTAGCCCAGGTTGGTCACGAGTCGGGTGGACTTAACTTCGTTAAAGAGAACCTCAACTACAGTGCTGAGTCTCTCGCTAAGGTATTTCCAAAGTACTTCAAGGACGTAGATCCAAACGAGTATGCTCGCCAGCCAGAGAAGATCGCCAATCGCGTCTACGGCGGCCGCATGGGCAATGGTCCTGAAGAGTCAGGCGACGGCTTTAAGTTCCGCGGCCGCGGTCTTATCCAGCTAACAGGACATGATAACTACGCTAAGTTTGCCGGTGACATGGGTCTAGACATCGACGCTGCAGTAGACTATCTAGAGACAAACGACGGAGCTGCCATGTCGGCTGCTTGGTTCTGGAACTCTCGCAAGCTAAACGAGGTAGCAGACGCTGGAGACATCGTCAAGTCTACGAAGCTCATCAACGGTGGTACGATTGGACTTGAAGATCGTAAGGCACACTACGAGCACGCCCTCACAATTTTTAGTTGACATTTTATAAGCCGTGTGGTACTATAATAATAGCCGCACGGCTTTTTTGTATCTGGAGTTAGAATGGCTTTTTACACGAACGTATTTGCCCGCGGTGACAGGGTCTATGTCCGCGGCTATGACATGGGATTACCCGTAAAGAAGGTAGTCAACTATAAGCCTTACCTCTTCATGCCTAAGAACGACGGTAAGTACCGCACGCTAGAAGGTCAACCAGTCGCTAAGATGGACTTTGACGACATTCGAGACGCTAAGGACTTCATCGAGCGCTACTCAGACGTAGACAACTTGAAGGTCTATGGGCTGACCAACTTTCAGTACATGTACATCTACGATAACTATCCCGGTGAAATTCAGTACGACCCTGCACTGGTAAACGTCGTCAGCCTCGATATCGAGTGCGCTTCAGACGACGGCTTTCCAAGCATCGAGAACGCCGATAAGGAGATTACGGCTATTTCTCTGCGAAGCAAGGGGCAGACTGCAGTATTTGGATGTGGTGACTTTACCACCAATGACCCAAAGATCCACTACCTCAAATGTAAGGACGAGCACGACCTCCTATCTAAGTTCTTGCAGGTATGGCAGTCAGAGGCATGGATGCCTGACGTCCTTACTGGTTGGAACACTGAGTTCTTCGATGTCCCATACACTATCAATCGTATTCGTCGAGTGCTCGGTGAAAAAGAGATCAACAAGCTCTCTCCGTGGGGTATCATCAACAAGCGTGAGATCAACCGTGGTGGTGACAGGCCTGAAGTCGTCTATGAGATCACCGGCGTAGCGTCTCTCGACTACCTAGAGCTGTACAAGAAGTTCTCGTTTACGAACCAAGAGTCGTACAGGCTCGACTACATCGCACAGGTCGAGCTCGGTGAGAAGAAGGTAGACTACTCTGAGTACGGCTCGCTCTTAGAACTATACAAGAGTAACTTCCAGAAGTTTATTGAGTACAATATCCACGACGTCGTTCTCGTCGACAGGCTCGAGGACAAGCTCAAGCTCATCGAGCAGGTCATGGCCCTTGCTTACGACGCAAAGGTAAACTACAACGACACCATGGCGACCGTGCGTCCTTGGGACGTGATCATCCATAACTACCTGCTAGATCAGAGAATCGTCATTCCGCCGTTTGAGAAGAAGACAGACTTCGACTCATTGATGGGCGGCCACGTCAAGGATCCAAAGATCGGTCTTAGTAAGTGGGTGGTATCGTTTGACTTGAACTCACTGTACCCGCACCTGATCATGCAGTACAATATCAGCCCTGAGACTTTCGTCGAGCGTCTAGACTCGTTTCCTACTATCGATCGACTGCTTGAAAAGAGCAGCGACTATGAGTACAACAAAGAGTGGTCGTATGCAGCTAACGGCTGCGTCTATAAGAAAGACAAGCAGGGGTTCTTGCCGGCTCTCATGGAGAAGATGTACAACGATCGTACTGTCTACAAGAAGAAGATGCTTGAGGCTAAGAAGAGCTATGAGAAGACTAAGTCAAATGAGGATGCTAAGCTAGTAGCTCGATTCCATAACATGCAGCTTGCCAAGAAGATCCAGTTAAACTCAGCCTACGGTGCTCTCGGCAACCAGTACTTTAGGTGGTTCAGCTTCGACAATGCAGAAGCTATCACGTCTTCCGGCCAATTGACTATCCGGTGGATTGAACGAAAGATGAACGAATACATGAATCGTCTTCTTAAGACGGACAATGTAGACTATGTCATCGCATCCGACACCGACTCTATCTACATCGAGATGGAAGCTCTTGTTAAATGGTCTGGTGAGAAGGATGAACTCAAGATCGTAAAGATACTCGACGAGTTCATCGAGGCTAAGATCCAACCGTATATGAATAAGTGCTACCAAGAACTCGCTGACTATATGAATGCCTATCAGCAGAAGATGCAGATGAAGCGCGAGACCATCGCGAACAAGGGTATCTGGAAAGCAAAGAAGATGTACATCCTCAATGCGTGGAACGTCGAAGGAGTGCAGTACGATAAGCCAAAGCTCAAGATTCAGGGCATCGAGGCAGTAAGGTCTTCCACGCCGTATGCGTGTCGTGAGAACATCAAGAAAGCACTCAACATCATCATGAACGGCGAGGAGCAAGACCTGCAGAAGTTTGTAGTAGACTTTCGTAATAAGTTCAATGACCTACCGTTTATCGAGATCGCTTTCCCTCGCGGGCTAAAGGGCATGTCTAAGTATCGCGACTCATCGAGCATCTATAAGTCAGGTACTCCCATGCACGTCAAGGGTGCGCTGCTGTTCAACCACCTCTTAAATAAATACAAGATCAAGATCA